TATAAAACAGCTTAGAACAGCGGGATTTGACGTAATTAAAACGTCCCTAGGCTATCAAATTATGAATGAACAGGGGGAAGTATGGATAAAGGACAAAAAGCCATTGTTTACAGCAATGCCGGGAGCTCGTGGGTATTTAATCAATTATCATAAAGACCTAATGGAGTAATTTATTACATCAAGGGGTCTTGACAAGCCACTTAAGACCCCTTAAGTAATCAATTGACCACTAACCAACTAAGGAGAACGACGATGAATGCACCTATGACGAAAACACAAATAGCGATAGCCACCCATAAATCATTATTTCATAATTCTAAGGTAAAGAGCGTTACGGACGGAATGGGTAAAACTGAAAACGTAATTAAAAAATCCACCAATATTAAATTAGGTAAAATTGTAAAGACTGGACGTTTAAAAGGAATGCCGATCTATACAGTCACATTAGAGGAACGGGCCACATGTTCAGCCAGCTGTTTCCATTATTCAACATGTTATGGGAACCATATGCCATTTGCCACTAGATACGAAGCTAATCCCGCCTTAATTGATCTTATGGCTATTGAATTAGAAGCGTTAAACAAAAAACATCCGAATGGGTTTTTAGTACGCCTCCATATTTTAGGTGATTTTTATTCAGTTGAGTATGTGAATTTTTGGGATAAATGGCTATCACAATTTGATAATTTGTGGGTATATGGCTACAGCGAGCGTCAACTAGGGACCAACATAGGCAACGCTTTACAAACTTTACGCTTGAAATGGAAAACTAGGTTTATGGTTCGTATTTCCGGTGATACTTCACAGACACATATGTCAGCATTATCATTTGATGATACAGCCGCCCAACAACAAGTCATTGATAAAAAAGCATTTATCTGCCCTACTCAAATAGCTAAAAAAGGTGATACTAAATCAGCCCCTAAGGGCATTGAAACACTAGTTTCTGATTGCGGCGCTTGTGGTTTATGCTGGACAGCAACTAAAAACGTAGTATTCTTAACTCATTAATCAACTCAAAAAAGGAACATACCATGTTAAAACTATATACTGAAAAATCAAAACGAATGACCACCTCGGCGCTTCGGTACGCTATAGCCGATATCAAGGCTACGTGGGATACGGACGCGCCCCACACAAAGATCACCACAGACTACGGGGTTAAACTATTTGCTGAATACGATGCATACACTAGCGAGTTGTTTAATCGGGGGGAGATCATATGAATATCTTTTACCTACACACAGACCCACACAAAGCTGCTCGTATGCATTGTGATAAGCATTGCGTAAAGATGATACTAGAAACCGCGCAGCTGTTATCTACAGCCCATAGAGAGTTAGACGGGGACAATTACGCTAATTTGTATGGTCTATACAAATCGACACACAAGAACCATCCGTCGTCCGTGTGGGTCCGGCAATCCACTCGGAATTACCAGTGGGCCTATGAATTATTAGTTCATTTGTGTGATGAATATACAAGCCGATATGGTAAAGTCCACAAAACTAGTCGGTTGAATTATGCGCTTAGTTTTACACCTACGCATATGCCTGTACTTGACTTTATACCACCGCCTCAATGTATGCCGGATGCATATAAACAAAAGTCAACCGTAGGTGCATATCGCCATTACTATCTTAAAGAGAAGCTTTATATGGCTAAGTGGGCTTATAGTGAGACACCTAAATGGATAACGAAAGGGATTTAAATATGATTACTGATATTTTAGCTGGTATAATCCTATTTACTATGCTATCTGTTTCAATGTTAATATTTTAATAAACAAAAAAAGGAATTAAAGACATGACTACAGCTAAAAGAACATTGAAAACCCCTAACCGATTGAGCTATAATAGTTATGGGACGGATAAAGAATACCTTACACGCTTAGAGAAGCATTTATTAACCCCATTACAGGGTATGGAGATGCTTGAAGGTGATATGTATATGTCTGATTATCGTGAATTAATTTCAGCGTTATGGCTGATTAAGAATAGGGACCAATAGGTATGACTAAAAATATAATGGGTAAAGGTAAACCAGAGACAGCACCCTACGCTACGTTTGAGGGCTTAGGGGTATTCGGGAATACCACTGTGCATATTCTGAAATCATATCAGAAACCAGAAAAAGAATTTAAGAATGAATACGCACGTTGGATGGTTGCCGTTAAAAGTGATCACACCTATGGCGGATATGATATAGGTGATAGTTATGTAAGGGACGTAGCAGATAATTTAACGTTGACATATGTTTCTAATGAGTTTAAAGAAAACTATTGGGATACCATAGAGGCCCTAGCAGAACGTGGTGGGTTTTATATAAACCTACATAATCCTGACGGTTTCGCAGAATAGGGTAGGGTAGGTTAGCTATACCCCCATAACGCTCTGTAGGGCGCTTAAAACGTCCTACAGACACCATTGAATATAGATAAGGAATAATATTATGAGATGTAAAGTATGTAATGAGAACCTAACCACTGGTGAGAGTGTAGCGAAGGACAGGATAACAGGCGAATTTGTCGACGTATGTCACAGGTGTACAGGTGTGGTAAATAAGACACTATCAGAATATGAATGGGATGATGATAAACTATTATTGCATAAAGAGGATTGACATAAGCGACTATATCCTATAGACTACTTAAGTAGTCAGTAGTTAGACATTCATGTTATACTTTAACTAGAAAACATAAGGTTTAACTTAAGATTACTTAAGTAGACTTAAGGAAAAACAATAAGGTGATATTATGAGTAAATCAATCAAGTTGAAAATGAATGTACCCACATGGGGTATAAAGAAGAACCCTGAATTGTACTTGATGAATAAGTACACTAAGCCTAAGGTATTCAAGTCTATGCGTAATGAACTTAATGCTCAGGACGCGCAAAGACAAATTAAGAACTATCTTGAAGGGTACGACAAATGAAGATAACATCTGAATGGCAGATAGTAGACGAGATATTCCGTGATGGGGACGATTGTGAAGGTTGTATGTATCGTGAATTACAGTATTATGATCTTGGTCAGTACACATGCGGACTTTTAGATGGGTGTACAGGTAAACCAACTGATTGCCCACAGTTTGAGAATTCTTTAAATAGACTGAAGGAATTGGAGGTATAATAATTTAAATAAACTATTGACACCTACGACAGACTATGGTTTAATATCTATATCAACTTAACAATATACTGGAAAATAAAATGATTACAGAAGGCATTGCTAATTTCGTGAACTTAACTGAAACTGAATTCTTTAACGGTAAGGACACTGGAAAGTATTCAATCATGCTCACAATAGAGGATGATCAAGTATCAACTTTAGAAGATGCAGGGGTTACAGTTAAGGAATATAAAAACCAGAAGCAGCGTAAGTTCGTTACGCAGTATGAAGGTTTTCAGGTGGTGGACACAGACGGGGAAAGTATATCAAAGAATATCCCATATGGGTCTAAGGTGCGTATTCTCTGGGAAGCAGGGAAACCACACCCGCAACACGGCTCCGCCCCGTACCTTAAAAAGATTAAGGTGTTGGAACTAGCCGAGCATGATGTCGAGGGTTCAGAAGACTTCTAAAGAGGAACTATAATGTCTGACGTTGTATCAAAGAAGCCCTGCCCCACATGTCGAAGTGGTGGTAGGGATAGACACGGGGATAATCAGATTGTATATAGTGATGGTAATACCCATTGTTTCGCGTGTAGTACCACTACATTTGCAGATGGCAACGCACCTATACAAACAACCAAAGTCAAAGGGATAGAGATGATAGGCACATCAGGACCAATCAAAGACCGTAAGATAAGTATGAATATCGTAGATAAATTCTCAGTAACAATGGAGCAAGATAAAAATGGTAGTATCAGTAGGCATCATTATCCTTATTTTAACTCTGCTGGGGCTATTGTAGGCACTAAGGTACGCACATGTGACGGGAAAAACTTTAAGACCACAGGGACGTTTGAAGGTACAGGTCTATTCGGTCAACAAATCTGGCGTGAGGGTGGTAAATTCATCACCATTACAGAGGGCGAGATTGATGCTATGGCTGTATGTGAGATGTTCGACGGTAAGTGGCCTGTAGTAAGCATCAAGCGTGGATCAGGTGCGGCAGTGAAGGACATTAAGGAGTCACTTGAGTGGCTTGAGACCTACGAGAATGTGATCATTTGTTTTGATCAGGACGATGCAGGCAGGGCAGCTACGGACGCTATCCTACCCCTATTCTCACACGGTAAGGCTAAGGTAGTCTCTCTACCACTGAAGGACGCAGGGGAGATGCTACAGAAGGGACGCATACGGGATTTCACTAGCGCATGGTGGGAGGCTAAAGCATACAAGCCTGTCGATGTAGTGAATTTTGGTGATGAGGAGTGTTGGGAGGCGTTTGTTAAACGTGGTACTGAAGAAATCATACCACTACCAGATGCATATGGTGAACTTAATACCATGATGAATGGAGGTATCGCCGCTGGGGAAGTGACCGTCATTGGTGCGCTTACGTCCATAGGTAAGACAACTATGGTATTCAATCTACTCTATGACATGGCTAAGGGGCATTCTAAGCGTGTTGGGGCAGTGTTCCTAGAGAGTGACCTAGGTGAGACTGTAGAAAAGATTGTATCAATCCACAGTGGCGAGAATATAGCCTTAGTACCTACTGAGAAGCGTGATAATACTATATACAAAGAATACTATGATGATTTTGAGAAGCTCTCAAACGTGACAGTTCTGAAACACTTAGGATTTTCTGATACGGATACATTATTCAGTAAGATGCGGTGGATGGCTATTGGTGACGATTGTGATGTGATTATCCTTGACCCACTACATGCAGCTGTGAAGTCAAACGAGAATGGGGCTGTCGATGAGTTTATGGACAGGTGTTTAAAGCTTGCTAAAGAGACAGGAGTGTCTATAATCATCGTGTCACACATGCGTAAGCCTCAGGCTAAAGACCCGCATGATGTGAATGAGTACGACATGAAGGGGTCCGGTAGTATTAACCAGATTGCATTCAATACGATCCTCCTGAGTCGGGATAAGATGGCTGAAGATGAGTACACACGTAATTCTACGTTGATACAGCTGGTCAAATGTAGGCGTACAGGTAGAACAGGTAAGGCAGGATGGCTCTACTATGAGGAGGCTTCAGGCCGAATGGTACAAGGAACAGCACCACAGATAAAGGCGGTAGAAGATGAGGAGTTCTAAAGTATGCACTTATTGCGGTGAGGATAAGGCTCTAAGTGAATACAATAGTTATGCTAGAGGGGGTTTATATGCTAGATGTAATTCCTGTACGTCTATCCTTAATGCTGAAAACTATCAACGAGGGGTTGGGTATATGAATGAGTATTTGAGAGAGCATTATCAACATACTTGTCAGATATGTAACGAACAGTTTCCAAGAGAGATACTTCATTTTCACCATGTAAACCCAGAAGAAAAGGAACTGAAGTTAGAAGCAGCTGCTTGGAGAGGAGGAAAAGGCCCTTCACAGAAAGTGCTTGACGAGGTTAAGAAATGTGTGGTATTATGTTCCAACTGCCATATCCTAGAACACATAGCTATGAAGAACGAGGAGACATTAGTTGGAAACACGAAAGCTTATAGTAGATATAGAAACCACGGCATTACCAGCTACGAGAGTGTGGATGGTGGGGACGATGGACCTGAGGACCGGAGAGGTACGAAACTTTCTCTCTCCGTTTAACACACAAGACATAAAGGATATACAGACATGCTTAAATACATACAACGAAATCATTGGACACAACTTTATCGACTTCGACAAACCAACTATGGAACGATTGTTGGGAATAAGCTTCGTAGGTATAAAAATTACCGATACTCTTATCCTTTCAAGGTTATACAATCCTTCACTAGAGGATGGTCATTCACTTAAGGCATGGGGACAGAGGCTTAATTTCCCTAAAGGAGATCACGATGATTGGACTAAACTCACGCCTGAAATGGTTACGTACTGCGAAAAAGATTTACAAGTCACAGCTAAACTTTACACAGAGCTTCTGTCTGAACTGGCAGACTTTGGTAATACGAGTATTGATCTGGAACATCAAGTTCAGGATATTATATCGACACAGATTGAAAATGGCTGGTTACTGGATCAGTCGAAGTGTAGGGATTTAGGTGCGGAACTTAAAGAAAAACGCATGGCTCTTGAAGAGGAAGTACATGAAAGGTTTAAACCACTTCCTAAGTTTATTAAAGAGATTACCCCTAAAGTTAATAATGACGGACGAATTAGTGTTGTTGGTCTTAAGTTCCTTGGGGCTGATCTGGTTAATGTATGGGGCGCTTTCAGTCGTATTGACTGGCCTGAGTTTACCTTAGGCTCTCGACAACAGATAGCTAAACATCTACAGTTCTTTGGGTGGAAGCCTAAGAAGTTCACTGAGAAAGGCTCCATCATTGTAGATGAGGATACATTAAACGAGGTTAAAGGTATACCGGAGGCCGCATTGATTGCAGAGTACCTGATGATACAGAAGCGTACCGCTCAGGTTAAGTCATGGTTAGATGCAGTAGCGGAAGACGGTAGAGTACATGGGTACGTTAATTCTATAGGTGCGGTCACAGGCAGAATGACCCACAGTAGCCCTAACGTAGCCCAAGTACCATCAAGCTACTCTCCCTACGGTAAGGAGTGTCGTAGCTGCTGGATAGTTAAGAAGGGATACAAGCTTGTCGGTGCTGATGCTGCTGGCTTGGAGCTACGGATGCTCTCACATTATATGAATGATAAGGAATATACACATGAAGTCACAAGTGGAGATGTACATACAGCAAACCAGAAATCTGCTGGACTACCAGACAGAGACTCAGCTAAAACTTTCATCTATGCTTTCCTCTATGGGGCAGGAGATGCTAAAATCGGAAGCATTGTCGGAGGCTCATCAAAACATGGAAAGAAGCTTAAAGCTAAGTTCCTCCGCAACACACCAAGTCTTGGAGATTTGCGAGAGCGCGTTGAACGAGCCTGTCTTAGAGGGTATCTTGAAGGACTTGACGGGCGGAAGCTCCACGTAAGATCAACACATGCGGCACTTAATACATTATTGCAGTCAGCTGGTGCGATTGTTATGAAAAAAGCGTTGACACTGTTAGATGAGTATGCTAAGATATACAAGATAGAGTATAACATGGTAGGTAATATCCATGATGAGATACAGGCTGAGGTCAGAGCAGACCAAGCAGATCAATTCGGATGGTTAGCTGTAGAATGTATTAAAACGGCTGGCGTTAAGTTTAACATGCGATGTCCCTTAGATGGGGAATACAAGGTAGGTAACACATGGGCGGAAACACATTAGACACATTGGTAGAAGATGTATACCGATTAATGAAGAACAAGAACAGTGCTAAGGGGGTAGACACTGAAGAAGAGATTGAGAAGTTTGGCGAGGCTATGAAGGACTTGATGCGTAAAGAGTTCTCCCCTAGTGTGCCTAACTACAATGGACGTTCAGGTCTACGGATGTCCTCCATAGGGAAGCCTCTGCGTCAACAGTGGTTTGGTTTAAACAAGTATTCAAAGGAGAAGATTGACTCCAAGACATTAATCAAGTTCATGTATGGTCATGTGATCGAAGAGATGCTATTGTTCTTCGTTCGTTTGTCTGGACATGCAGTTACTGATGAGCAGAAACTATGTAACGTAGGGGGTATCAAAGGCTCGATGGACTGTAAGATCGACGGGGTTGTTGTCGATGTAAAGTCCACCACTAAGTTTGGTATCACTAAGTTTGAGAATGGGTCCTTAGCTGCTGACGATAGTTTTGGATACATAGATCAGATTAAAGCATACGCACATAGTGAAGGTGAACGTAAGTGGGCATGGTTAGCTATGGATCGTGACTCCGGTAAGCTTGCTGTATGTCAATATGATCTGGATGATACGGAACATCCTTACCATTCACATTTCTCTCAAGACATTGAGGAGCGTGTTGAAGAGGTAAAAAAGCATACAGGCGGGGAAGATATGCCGGAGCAATGTTCCTTCCCGGTGGAGGATGGCAAGTCAGGAAACTTAAAACTCTCTACTATGTGTGGCTATTGCCCATACAAAAAGCATTGCTACCCTACGCTAAAAGCCTACGCCACTGGCTCCGGTCCTAAGTTCTTGACACACGTAGTTAAGCGTCCAAAGTATAAGAGTGGCGCTGTGTGTCCAGAGATTAATTTAAACTTCTAATGGAGAAACAACATGATTGAATATCGAGTAGTTACAACACCTCGACAAGACCGACTAGAAGAGACTGTAAGTAAGATGCTTAATGAAGGCTGGACTTTACACGGGAACACTTTCGTAGCTGGCTCAGGCGGTATGACACAGACGTTGATACGTGATGTCGTAACACCAAAAGCTAAAGCAGTAACAACAAGTAAAGCTAAGTCTAATGAAGACTAAGCCTTATCGTAACAAGTTTGAGGCCCATGCGGCAGAGGTTTTAGGAGACCTCTGTACGTATGAGTCCAAGAAGGTTCCCTATGTAACACATAGGAACTACATACCAGACTTCATAGGACCACATACCATCTCAGGCATAGAGATACTGGTGGAGGCTAAAGGATACTTCAGAGTAGGAGACATCCAGAAGTACAAGGCCATTAGAGACTGCTTGAATACACATGAACAGGAGCTAGTGTTTCTACTGTATAACCCTACGAAACGAGTACGTAAGGGTGGGAAGTTAAACATGAAGCAATGGTGTGAGAAGGAAGGGTTTAGAAACTATACTTTGGGGGACATTATTGATGCCTTTACAACCTAACCAGTTCTTAGTACGCCTAGCGGCTTTGGCTGATGCAGAATTACTGTGTGATATCTTAGGTATCGACAGTGAAGACATCATTGAACGCTTTGATGATAAGATCGAAGAACATATGATTGAGTTATGTGAAGTGTTTGATGTAGACATTGAACCACAGATTGAAGAGGACATCAATAATGATGGATGAAGAGTCACCAATGTTTATGTTCCCACCGGATACCTTAGTGGAACGGATGGAACAACTCAGGAAGATTGTAGCTGATATGTGTAAGTACGAGGTAGAGGGTCCTGAGTGGACACTGTTATGGGAAGCCTCTAATCTATTACTTACCAGCTGTAAGCTTATAGATAAACCAGATACACCTAAGTACAACGTACATAAAATACATTAACAGGGGATAACTATGCGCCGAAACTATACTAGAGAGCAGAAGGTTGAGGAGTTCCATAAAGCTATGGGTACTGACGTAGCGGCTGAACCCCGTGTGGGCCTCTTACAGCTACGGGAGAAGCTCTTAGTCGAGGAGTGTACTGAAGTAGTTGCAGAGTTACAGACGATGCAGATGGAACTTGAGCGGGGCAAGCCGATTAACAAAGAGCAGTGGGCGAAGCTGCTGAAGGAGCTATGTGACTTACAGTATGTTTTATCAGGGACTGTGGTTAGTTTTAGTGCCATTGTGGACAGTTTTAATCCTGCTTTCAACAGGGTGCATCGTAGCAATCTGTCTAAGCTTGACGATGAAGGTAATCCGGTTCTTAACGAATATGGGAAGATCACTAAAGGACCGAACTATAAAGCTCCTACTCTTGAGGACTTGATCTTATGACCTTATGGTTGCCGGGGGATGAGCCACCTAATACTGCACGAACTGTACTAGCCTACGTAGGCGCTGGGAATTTAGCGACAGCGTACTACGAGTGG